CATCAACATGTACTATAATTTCGCCTCGCTTTGGTACAACACCGGCAAGCTAGGCTCCACGGTTGCGGGCAGTCAGTCCGGCACCATGCGCGTCAATAACAAATACATGAATATCAATTATGCCAGCCGTTCCATTGGCAGAGACAAAGGGGCATATATGCCGGATACTGACGAACTAGACGAACTGCCGGTCGAAGTGGCAGAGGATGACGCGCCCGAAGTCGAGGCGGTCGAAGTCGAGGCGGAAGCGCCTGAACCTGACGACGATGACGGCGAAGTCATTATCGCATTCGACGGCGAAGAGCCAATTGCAAGCGCGGCCAAGCCTGACGATAGCAGCGTCATTCGCGAGTTCCGCAAGCGCAACCGCGAAATGGCGGCTGAACTGGCACGGCTCAAATCGCAACAGGAAGCTGCGCCGCTGGTGCTGACTGACGAAGTGCTAGGGCCGGTGCCTACGCTTGAAAGCTGCGATTGGGACGAAAACCGGCTTGCGGAAGCTATCGAAGCGCGGGCTGAACGCAAGGTGCAGATTGAGCGCAACCGCCTGGCGCGCGAGGATGCGGCGGCAAAGCAAGCGGCGGCTGATGCAGCGGAAGCGGCTGAGTACGTCAAGTCGCGTTCGTCGCTCGGTGCGCGTGATTACGAGGATGCGGAAGCGGAGTTCGTCGCGGCCGTGCCTAATCCCGCATTCCAGCGCCTTATCGTTCGCGCGGCTGACAACCCTGCGGCGGTCATCTACGCGCTCTACAAATCGCCCGCACGGCTTGCGGAATTGGCGGCAATCACCGACGCGGCCAAGATGGCGGCTGCTGTCGGCAAACTGGAAGCGAGGCTCAAGGTGACGAAAACGGTTAGCAAGGTGCAGCCCGAAAAGCGCGTCGTCGGCGGCGCGCCTGTTTCGACGGGGGGCGTTGAACGTCACCTTGCCAAGCTGGAGGCGGAAGCCGAACGCACGGGCGACCGGACGAAGGTGTATCAGTTTCGTATGGAGCAAAAGCGCAAGGCTGCGGCGCGGTGAAGGCGACACACACCAACTACCTGCATCCCCGCCATTTGCGTGTTGAGACTGACGGCGCGGTGCTGTGTATGTCGCCAAGCGCGAGCGGATACGCGCAGTTAAACCGTTCCGGCCTGCCGTGCTGGCTCAAGGCACAAGGGCCGCGTTAGAATTGTTGCGTTAAGTTGCGTTTGTTAGTATTGTAACGACGGTTTCCGCCAAACCTTGATTGGCGAGGCATAGCTCTAGAGCCGCCTAACGGTGAGGCTAGGGCATTTGGGCAGGCGAATGGTCGCTTGTCCTAGCCTCGTCAAACAAGGATTTTTCACTATGGCAAACGACTTCAGCAAGGAAATTCGCGTCATGTTCGACAACGCTCTGGAAGCGTTCGACAACGCGCTGGTGGCGTCGAAGTGCGCCAAAAAGGTCATGACTGACCAGCAGATGATGGAACGCACGAATGACATCGTGTGGTATCCGCAGCCGTACATCATGCCGACTTATTCGGGCAACGACGCCACTACGGCGCTCGGCAAGGACGTGGCGCAGCTTTCGGTTCCGGCATCGATCAACATGCAGCGCCTTGGCGCGTTCACCCTGACGGCTCGCCAGTTGCGCGACCAGCAGCAGGCTGACCGCATCGGTTCGGGCATCACGCAGAAACTGGCGAACGACATCGACATCGACATTACCAACAACGTCGGCGCGCTCGGCTCGCTGGTGGTGAAGCGTACTGTCGCTGCAACGGGCTTCGATGACATCGCGCTTTGCGATAGCCTGATGACCGAACAGGGCGTCGGCAATCTCGACCGTGTTTATCTCGCCAACACGCGCGACTACAACAACATGGCCGGCAACATCGCCAAGCCGCAGACCTCGGCTAATACGCTGGCAACCACGGCTTACGAAAAGGCCATGCTGCCGGAAGTCGCGGGCTTCAACATGTTCAAGACGACGAACGCCTATCGTCAGGCTGCAACGGTCGCTGGCACCACGCCGGTTATCAATGGCGCGAACCAGTATTACGTTCCGGTCGGCTCGACGCTCACGGTCGGTCGCGGCAACGTCAACGTTGACAACCGTTTCCAGACGCTCAACGTCACGCTCGGCGCTGGTGCGGCTTGGGTCGTCGGTTCGGCGTTCACGATTGCCGGTGTCAACGCGGTGAACCACATCACCAAGGCAGACACGGGGCAGCTCAAGACGTTCCGGCTCGTTTCGATCACGTCGGGCGGCGGCACGTCGGGCGCTAACGTCTGGGTCATCACGCCGCCGATTATCTCGGGCACGGGCGCGACGGGGCCGGAACTCCAGTACCAGAACGTGACGGCTGCACCCGCGAACGGCGCGGCACTCGTTGCGCTCAATACGGTGTCCACGCTGGTCAACCCGTTTTGGGAAGGTGACGCGGTGCAGATCTTCCCCGGTCGCCTCGCGCCTGCGCCGGATAGTGGTCTCGCGACCATGTACGGCACGACTGATAGCGGCTTCGGCCTGCTGATGACGCGTCAGGGTGAACTCAACACCCTCACGACCAAATATCGCTTTGATGCGATCTGGGGCACGCTGATTGCACAGCCGGAAATGGCTGGTATTCAGTTGTTCTCGCAGACCTAATCGTCACGCTCGGCGGGCGGCTATCGTGGTCGCCCGCCAACTTTTGAGAGGGTTACGGTTATGGGTCGCACAATGGAGCCTTTCAATCCGTCGATTGGCGGCACCACCACGGTAGCAGCAACGGCGGCGACGGTTTCTACCGCCGTCAACACGACGACGCCGGGTGCTGTGACGGGGCAGGTTCTTGTTACCAATGCGGGCGCTACGTTGGTTTTCGTTCGCATGTCGCGCGAGAATAGCGCGGCTTCGGCTGCTGACACGCCGGTATTGCCGAATGACCGCTTCGTCCTTTCGACGGGCGCTGTCGTTGGCGATACGTTCTATGTCAACGTGATTTGCCCAGGTGGTACTAGCACGGTTTATCTGACGCGCGGGTTCGGCCTCTAATGTCTTTCGTGCTGCCTGCGAAGGCTCCCGGCGATACGGTCGAGTATGCCGTGTCGTTCGCGTCATTTGCGGGCAGCGCCTCGCTATCCAGTTACACGCTTGTTCGTGCGGCTGAGCCTAACGGGACGGCAACCGTAACATCGTCGCAGTCGGGCTACGTTATCAACTGCGTGTTCACGGGCGGCGGTGTGTCTGGGATTTACGCCTACACGCCTACCCTGTTCGACTTGACCGCGACGTTTAGCGACGGGCGGGTTCTGTCGAATACCATGCTGTTGCCAATCCTGCCGCCGACGTTGCTGCACCAGCCGCGCACGTCCACCAAGCGCCAGATTGTCGATATGGCGTATGAGGAATGCGCGCTTGCGGGCTATGAATTTGACGTAACGCCTGAGGAATTGCAGTCGGCTTTGCGCCGCCTCGATACGCTCATGGCAGAGTGGCAGGGTTCGGGCCTTCGCATGGGGTATAACTTCCCCGCAAGCATCGGCACGGGCAATCTGGATGACTGGTCGGGCGTTCCTGACGCTTGCATGGATACGGCTGCAAAGTACCTCGCGCTGCGGATTGCGCCGCGCATGAATAAGGCGCTCGGTTCTGAGGCTCGGCAAGCGCGTGCTGCGGGCATGGTCGCGCTGCGTACCTATTGCATGACGCCGGTAGAGCGGCAGCTTTCGGTCAATACGCCATACGGTGCGGGTAACAAGTATTGGGGGCTGCAATGGCCGGTTGCCATGCCGCCGGTCGTTCAAGTGGATTACACAGCATGAGGGCGGGGCTTAACGCTGGCATCGGTTCGCGTCGGCTTGTGGGGGGCGGTAGTCCCCCTGTCGCACCCTTCCAGACACTAGCGACTGATGGGTTCACGGGCAGCGCAAGTGACCCCGCTGCGGCGGTCGGGCAATCGTTTACGGTTACGCGCAACGGCTATGACGCAAGCGCCAATGCAATAACCTTCAGTGATACACTTTCGGTCACAAGCCGGATGCGTACCGTCTGGAATGTCGGATGGACTAGCGCGGGAACTGTTCCGGTCAATGATGTGGCCGAGGTGGCGTTGTCTGATTATGTGTATGCGGGCGAAACGATTAGCGGCGTGGTCAATAGCAGCACGGTTGTCAGTCCCACGCCAATCGCGGCTTGGGTGAGCATTGAACGCCAGCTAATCGGTAACACGGTAACGCTTGAAGTGGTCGCAGGGCATCGGGACGCGCGCAGCGCATTGCCTGTTGCGTGCGTCACTGGCACGATTACGGACGGCACGAACACGGTAACGGCTATCAGCGCAACGCCGGTAATCAGCAGCTATGCCGCCGATGTGCAGCCGCTTTGGGTGTATGAGCTGACGTTTGACACGACTTCGCTGATTAGCGACGTGCTGCTAACCGCCAATGCCAAGGTTTACCCGCATGTAGGCGTTGCGGCTTCGGTGGCTGATAGCAGCCTGTCGAGCGACCGGCGCGGGTTTTCGCCTCGGTATTATATCAAGAACGTGTCACGCCTGGCATCACCTCCGATTGCCTACGTTAGCACGACGGGAACGGCGGCAGGAACGTGGTCAACAACTGCCGCGACGGCTGAGGCTGACCCATTCGACACGCTGGAAAACGCGCGCCTGCAAATTGCTGTGCAGTCTGCCGCGACGGGCGGCTATGTTGACGGGTGCGAGATCCGGCTAATGGCTGGCACGCATAGCGGCGTCATGGGAGCGACCGCGACTAACTCAACATGCGAGGTCGCCTCGCTGGTAATCACGCGTGACCCTAACGCTAGCCGCGCTACGGTGATTATCTCGATGGCTGCGAACTGCCGCCCGCGCCTGTCGCTCGGTTCACTTATGCCCGTTGCGTCGGGCGCTCTGTTGCTGCGGGACATTACCATTACGCGCACGGCTGGGTCCTGGCAGGGTGAAGCCGCAAGCCTTCTTGAAACGCGGTTTGACCAGTGCAATATCAACAATTCGGCTAACACGGGCTGGCTGTCTAGCGCATTTGATTATTGGTATGGCTGCACCATGACGACAAGCCTCGGCGCGTCAACGTGGCTATCGCAGAATGGCGCAACAAATATGCATCGCATGTGGCGCGGGGTGACTTGCCTCAATGCGCGGCTATCGAACATCAACATGTACTATAATTTCGCCTCGCTTTGGTACAACACCGGCAAGCTAGGCTCCACGGTTGCGGGCAGTCAGTCCGGCACCATGCGCGTCAATAACAAATACATGAATATCAATTAT